GGTTCAAGAAGAACGTTCCGACCGTGACCTTCGAAGACGGGACCGAAGAGGGTCAGGTCTTCGAGGCTGGCCTGACCGTGTGGAAGAACGCCATGCTCCGGATCCAGCCGAAGCCTGGTGACTGGCTCCGGGTGTGGCGTGGTGCTGACAAGGGGTCGTGGACGGACGGGGGTGTCGAGCGTGTCGGGGCTCCGGCGGATGGCCAGCCTGTGAAGGTCTCGGCTCCGGTCGAGGCTCGACCGGAGCCGGTCAACGCTCCGGCCAAGGTCAACCAGGACAAGCCGCCGTTCTGATCGGTTGGGCCGGGCTCGAAAGGGCCCGGCCCTGTCCGGTGTTCGGCCATGACAGAACAGAGAGGGACCAATGACTCACCGGAGTCGGTTAATGTACGAGGATGAAACCCATCAATGCCACTTCTGCGGTGAATGGGTCCAGGACGGACTTGATCCGGAAGGCGAACGGCACTGGCTCAGCGATTGTCGACCGGATCTTGTCGAGCACGAACCGGGCGAGGTTTGCACGTGGAGCCATGAAGACTCGGCCCAGAACTGTTACGCGTACCAGGATTTCAGGACGGGTGCATGGGGTCCTGATCACATTCACTTCCACAAGGATGGACCAATGTAATGACAGTAAATGAACTGATTGAAGAACTGATCCGGTATCGGGAGATGGGTGCCGGTGATGACCTTGTGTGGCTGTACATAACCGACTCAACCGGGTGCGGCGAGTCGCATGGCGCGACGTTGCGCCGTGTCGAGCAGAGTGGCGTACTCCACGTAATCGATCTATTGGATGAGGAGACACCATGAGCAGTCGAAAGCGGAACTGGATTCAAGACACGACGATGTTCCGAGGCGTGTTCCTGCGGGATGGGCAGCACGTCGAGTACAGTGGCCCATACGACACCTATGCCAAGGCCAAGGCGAGCGTGACGCACTGGATCAAGGCTGGTGGATACGGCGAGAACGAGCGTAGGACCGGACACGTAGAAATGGCGGTACCGGAATGGCAGAAGATCGGAGACTGATCTGCGGGTCTGTGTCCCCGTACAAAAACCACAACGGTGCGGTGTGCAATCTACACCCAGGCCATTCGGACCTCCATTGGCAGGTCTGGTATATGGGCGGGGGTATGTTCTGGTCCGAAGCCGAGGTACGGCACGCAAGGAAAATCCGGGTACGTCTGGGAAGGTGGCTAAGTCGTGACTGATCCGATCGTATTCCCGGACGATACCTTGTTCTTCGATATCGAGACACATTCGATCACGGAAAGGTATGCCTGGACACCTCGGGAATATTTCCGTCTAGGCGGGTATTCCTGGGGCGAGTCCGAAGAAGTCTTTATCACGGACGACTACGATGAAATGATCGAGGTTATCCGTCAGGCCACGATCCGGGTTGGGCATAACATCCACGCGTTCGACCTGTCAGTCCTGTTTGGAGTTGACTCGGATGAAGCTTTGCAGATGGCTCGGGAATACAGCGTGTTCGACACCATGACCCATGCCACGCTTGTCATGCCCGCTCCGTACAAGTACGTTGATTACAAGGGCAATAGCCAAACCGTGGTTAAGCCCGAACAAGCCCGGAAATGGTTCAAGCTTGCCAACCTAGCTCACCACCTGAAAGTACCGGGCAAGCTCTTGGACTTGAAGGACTTGGCCGAGAAATACGAATACGACATCGTACCGATCCTGAAGAAGGACGGGACTCCGGGCAAGCGTGTCCAGAAGATCCGGAAGCCGGACGTGTGTTGTGGCTTCGGCCATATCCCGATTGATGTGGACGACCCAGACGAGGACCGGGCCCAAGACGCTCTGATGTTCCGGGATTACCTCCGAGATGATGTCTTGGCAGCAAGGCACGTTGCTCGGGCTCTGATAGGTCTAGACAGCGCTCCAGGTCGGTATGAGTGGGATGAACAGTTCTCGGCCGGTATCCTTGCCCAGATCTCCCGGAACGGCGTCCGAGTCGATCAGGATGAAACCAAAGCCCTGATCTACGAGCAGGATTGGGACGCGGCGCACACCCTTGACTGGCTTCGGGACCGGTTCGGGTTCCCGGTCTCGGACAAGAAAAAGCCGCTCCAGTCCAACGAGGGCAAGGAAGCCGTGCTCAAGGCTATGACCGAGCTCGGTATTTCCACGAACGGACTTGGCCGGACCGACAAGGGGAATCTCTCGTTTGGTGCCGACTCTATCCGAGAAGCGTGCGGATACGTCTCGACGAACAAGGGGTGGGAACCAACCGAGGCTGTTCCGGAAGAGGTCCAGAAATTCGCGGATGCCCTGGCAGTGTTGGCCGGACAGCGATCGATGCCGGAATTGACCTGGGCATGTATGCACCCAGACGGAAAGGTGCATCCGGAGATCGCCTCGCTCCAGAAGTCGGGCCGGAACTCAGTGACCGAGCCAGGTCTGACTGTGTATGACAAGCGGTACAAGCACCTTCTTTTGCCGGACTCGGATTGGGAAGGGCTATGCGGATTCGACTACTCGAACGCGGACGCTCGGGTTGTGGCGGCCCTGAGCGGGGATGAGGCTTTCGCCGTCCGGTTCCAGCCTGGCCAGGATGGGCACCTGATCAACGCCTACGCTGTGTGGGGAAAGGAACTGGTCGACACGGACGTAGAGTATTACCGGAACAAGATGTCAAAGCGAATGGGCCATGCCTGGGGTTATCGGGTTGGAGCCACCACCTTGCACAAGAACACGGGTATTGCCGAATCCGTTTGCAAGGTATTCCTGACCGGGTTGAACAAGGCATTCCCCGGAGTCGTGGCGTGGCAGAACGCGGTTGTTGCCAAGGCTAGTAGTCTCGGATATGTCAAGAATCTGTGGGGCCGGAAAATGAAGGTCGATCCGAAACGGGTATTCACTCAAGCCCCGGCTCTGGAAGGTCAGGGCGGCACGACCGAGATCATGAAACGTGGCATGTTCAAAATGCCTAACCGGCTGATCCGGATGATCAAGATCCCAATCCATGACGAGCTTCTCGCTTCGATCCCGCTCGCCACGTTCGAGGAAGACCGAGCCTTGTTCGTCAAGTGCTTGTCCTCCGAGCTTGACCCGCCGGGTGGACAGCGTGTAGAGTTCCCGGTCGGTAGTACACCCAAGCCAGCACGGAATTGGAGAGAGGCGGCTCATTAAATGGCGCACTATTACGTCGGGGACAAGCACTATATCGGTGACCCGATCGGGAATATCACGGCTCTGAAAGAGCCTGACAACGAAGATGGCTTGCAATATCTGGCTCTAGGTGGGGACACCGGGTCCTGGGCTTGGGGTAACAACCTTTGGATGGCTCGGGACTATGCTAATTCCACGACCCCCCCGCGTACTTTTGAAACTAAACGTACGCACACAGACAGCGATTACATGATCGTGGTTGCGGTCTCGGACGAATACCCGCACCAAACCAAGTTGGCCCGAACGTTTTCCCAGGAAAGTCCGTTCGAGGAAACCCGGATTTCGGCTCGGGCCGAAGTTCTGCGGGAAGCTGAGTGTCTTATCACAGGTGACCGGAACCGGACTTACGGTGAACCCATGGAGAACTTCGAGAACATCGCTCGACTGTTCAACACGTTCCTCCGGTACAAGCTCAAAGACGGAGCCGAGATCACGCCGGGTGACACGGCCGGTTTGATGATTCTGGTCAAGTTGGCTCGGGAAATGTCCGGGCCGAAGGAAGACAATAAAGTCGACATGATCGGGTACGCAGCGTGTTGGGCGGAGGTCGACCGAGGTTAATCCGATAGGGTGACGGGGCTTGCACGAGTCTCGTCACCCGGGTAAGGTTGAGTCATGGCGAAGAACGAGAACAAGAGAAGTTGGCGGGACAAAGCCCCGGAAACGATCGAGATCGGGTGTATGAACCGAGCCGCGCACCACGATGTCCCGTATTGGTTCACAGCAGAGCGGGGCAAGCCTGCTACCTGTCCGGGTTGCGGCCGGGGAAACTAGTTGGGGACCAAACACGGGTACACAGAGAAAGAGTGCAAGGTCTGTCACGAAGTCAAGCCTCGGTCCGAGTTCCCAGCGTACGGAGGCTTGACTTGCCGGGCGTGTACTCGGGACAAGGAACGGGAAGCGCGGCCTGCTCGGTATCAACGTGATAAAGAAAACCCGAAGTACGTTGAAGAGAACCGGCGCCGGGCTCGGGAATACAAGCGTAGGAAGAAGGCGGAACGAGAGGAACAGAACGTGACCGATCCCCCGGAGGACAGCTACGCGGAATACGAGCAAGCTTGGGCCAACGCGGGTATCGATGAAGTCATGGACGGGCTCGAAGACGACGCCTTGATTGACTCGATTGCGAAGGGTGTCGCGTCGGACGAAACTCCGGACGGCTTGGCCCGGACTCTGGCGGAGCTTCGGGACGCCGTCGATGCAACGAACATCCCTGTCAAGAACACGGCCAAGGTTGAACGCGGTGAGAGCGTCTTGCCGCCACGTAACGAAGGGACCGCCCAGAACATGACCGCTCACGAATCCGCTGTGCGACTTCTCCAGATCTCGGGGGACACGACTCCGCTGGCGGCTGTTCAGCAACTGATTCAGGTTATTACCGACACCAAGCAAAACGTGGCGGCAGCGCTCGGAGATGGACACAGTCAGCTCGGCAACGCGATCGGTCCGTTCCAGTCCGCCCAGGACCAGGCCGAGCAACTCATGGGCATCATCGGTGGTGCACTCCAGAACCTGGAAAGTATCGCGGGTCAGATCGGTTAGGTAACGACTCGGGGCCCGGTCTTGTACCGGGCCCTTCGGTCGTGTACTGTCAGGTACATGCCGAAGAACGTGCACTGCCGAATTTGCCGGGAGCCCCTGACCTGGGATGACACAGAAGGTGCCTGGGTCACTCCGGACGGGTACGACGTGTGCCCCACGGATCGTCAAGAACACGACCCGTACGACGAAAACGGGATTGCACTCCCGCTCTACCTCTGAGAGGATACAGACATGGAGTACTACAAAGTTTTGAAGAATTTCCGTGACGAGGACGGCGACGAACTGTCTGTGATCAAGTGGATTGACGGGACAGCCACATTTAGTGGCATGGCCCATAACGGCGTGGTCGAGCTGAGCCCGGAACAGATTCAGGAATTGATCGAGTACCTGAACGGAGACGATAAGTGAACCCGGACAGTCGTGACGAAGAACTGAAGATCCGGGAGCGCTTGGCCGGAATCGTGGCCGAGATGGTTTCGGGTGTGGATGGGGCGGACCCTGAGCCCACGGATGTTTGGATCGGTAACAAAGCGTATTGGTTTATTCAGGGTTTGATCGATCAGGAAGAGGGACGATGACTGGACTGTACGAGATCGAGACGATCGGGTACTGCAAGGCGAGTCTGAAGAAGTGGCCGGATGGTTTCGTCACGCTCGTCATCGAAGACCTGGTCCATGGCGATAGTGGGATCGTGATTAGCCCTGAGAGCGCTCAGGAGCTGTCTAAGTTCCTGTCTGGGGAGTAGACCCTACAGACGAGAAAAGCCCCGTCCTAGACCCACTCAGGGCCAGGACGGGGCTTTTCTGTGTTACACGGTGTCGTTCTTCGGGGCTACAACGGTTCCGATCACCGTGAGGAGACCGGTCAGAGACGCTGCCCAAGCCGGGTCAATGCCCGGGATCAGGACGGAGACGCCCACACCCAGGATCGCGGCCACGAGAGCCCCTACAGCCTTTGCATACTTCATGTAATAACCTTTCCTGTTCTGATCAGAAACAGTCGACCTCGAACGGCTCGGCCGCCGAGTACTTGATATCTGCCCAGACGGCGTTCTTCAGGTCATACCGTCGGTGCGAGACAAGCCGGTTATTGTAACCCGGAGTAGCGGCAGGGTCCTGACCAACGCCCTGCTTGTCATTGCCCCAAGCAAAGATGTGGCCGACCCACATCGGAGTGCCGTACCCGTCCCCACCAATACGGGGCCGGATCACGACACCGGCCGTGTCCGTGCCGGACAGGTTGACCCGGAAAGTGTGCTCAGCTCCGTCCGGCGGAGTCACGGTGATTCGTTCCATTAGCTCGGCAGTTCCTTTCTTGTCTTCGGGCGTAGGGCTCGGCTCGGGATCGCCAGAGAGGTATCCAGTCACTAGGTTCCGGAACGCGTTCATATCAAAGTTGGGATCGGACTTTCGCCCGACCGGGTAACAAACTTCCTTGTGGCCCATGACTCGACTGGCCGGGACCCTGAAGGCACGAGCCAGAGCCGCACACAGCTTGGCGTAAGCCTTGATCTGGGTGTCCGGCCACGGAGCCGTACCGGTCCCTTCAGCTTCGATCCCGATTGAGTGCGGGTTGCTCTGCCACGACTGGATCGTGTCTCCAGCGTGCCAGCACAGACCAGCGGCCACGACGTAGACCGTTCCGGACCGAGCCAGGACGAAGTGTGACAGCGGCCCGGCAAGCCCGGTACGGCCATTCTGGACCACGTACAGGCTCGGCGCGTCCCCGGTCGGGGCTCCGGCCGTGTGATGGCACACGATGGCTTGTACGTCCGTCTGGGGGCCGTGTCCCCGGGTCTGCCAGCCAGGCTGTTCAATCACAG